CATTCCGGCGACGTAAATTCTGACAGCGAATGTCAAAATCCGGACGTGTCAAATAGGGCGACTGTCGAATAAGCGTTCGATAGCACAAGCGTTCGATGCCAATAGCACAGACGTTCGATAAACGGTTCGCACAAGCATTCGATAGGAGCCAAGATGGGCGGTGTTGGCAGCGGGGGCGCAAATCGCCGACCCACGCATCTGAAAGCGCTCGAGGGTGTCCGCGAGGATCGCCTCAACCGCGACGAGCCCACACCGGGCGAAGGCATGATCATCCCGCCCGTAGATCTGTCGCCGGCCGCGATGGATATCTGGAACCGCCTGAGCCCGGACCTGATCGCAAAAAGGGTCCTGACCAGCTGGGATGTCGACGAGTTCGCCAATGGCTGCCGCGTCCAGGCGTTGCTGAACGACGCGCTGGACGTCGCCGAGGCGTCAGCGATGGTGTCGGAGGGGTCGAATAAGAACTTGGTGCTGAATCCGGCTATCCGCGCCGTGACAGCCCTGGAATCGACCCTCCGTTCGATCTGGTCGCGCTTCGGCCTAACCCCCGGCGACCGGGCTGCATTGAAGGTGGACGATGACGGAGGCAGAAAGTCCACCGCCGCCGCCTACATCGTTTGAGCCGTGCGGCTGGATAAACACCGTTGACGGTCTTGAGTGCACAGAGCGCGGCGACCACTTCTGCATCCCGCGCGCCGACCATGTTTGCGGGTTCTTCGAGAATGCGCTGGTGCACACGAAGGGCACCCAGTACCGCAAACGGTTCAAGCTGCGGGATTGGCAGCGCGACGAGATCCTGCGCCCGTTGTTCGGCCGGGTGCGCTGGTCTGACGAACATCAGGCGTACACGCGGCGATATCGCGTCGCCTATATCGAGATGGCCCGCAAAAACGGCAAATCTCAGATATTGGCCGGAATCATGCTCTACCTGCTGTTTTGTGACGGCGAGCACTCCGCGGAGCTAATTTCGGTAGCGAAGGACCGCGAGCAGGCGTCGGCGGTGTTCGACGTCGCCTCACAGATGATTCTGCTAAACAAGGACCTGCGCGAAGAGGCCAAGCCCATCCCGTCCACTAAGCGGATCGTGCGGGCAAAGACCAACAGCGTCTACAAGGTCAAGGCCGCCGACGGTGGACGTTTGCTAGGCGGTAACCCGTCAGGTGTCGCCGCCGACGAAATCCTGGCTTGGCCCACTCCGTCGGGCGCCGAAGTGTGGAACGCGCTGCGTTCGGGCATGGGATCGCTCGACCGGCTACAACCGCTGCTGGTAGCCGCGACCACAGCCCCGGCCGCTGACGAGTCTTTCGGCGCCGATCTGCACCGCAGAATGGTTCGCATCGTCGAGGACCCCGAACGTGAGCCGCACGTGTTCGCGTGGATTAAGAATCTGCCGCTCGACGCCGACATCTACGACGAGCGCAACTGGTACATCCCCAATCCGGCGCTGGGCGACTTCCTCAGTCTTGAGGAAATGCGCATGATGGCGCTCGAGGCCAGTAACGACCCGGTGGCTGAGCTGGCATTCCGCCGCTTCCAGATGAATCAGACGCTGGGCAGCGAGGTCCACTGGATGCCTATGCATCTGTGGGACGCCTGCGACGGTATCCGCTACGGTGACGCCGCGGCGACGATGGACGCGTTTGCCGGCCGCGACTGCTGGATGGGTATCGACCTGGCAGGCCGCCAGGACTTGACGTCGATCTGCTACCTGTTCCCCGACAGCACCGGCGAAGAGGTCGATGCGGTGTGGCGGCACTGGATGCCTCGCGACGCCTATGAGCGGCTAAACAAGGCCAACAGCGGCAAACTCGCCGAATGGGCTAGGGATGGCTGGTTAACGGTCACTGAGGGCAACGTGCTCGACTTCAGCGTCGTTTACGACACGATCGACGCCGACGCGCAGCGTTACACCATTTTGGGGATCGACGCGGACCGCTGGTCGGCTGACCCGGTGTTGCAGGAGATCGGCTATCGGGCCTACGTCAATGACGTGATGGCCTACACGAACGACTTCGTGCATATGTCGGGCGGAATGCACCGGCTGTATGAGCTGGTCTGCGAGGGCAAGATCCGCCATCACGGTAACCCGTTGGCGCGCTGGTGTTTCGATTGTTGCGAGGCGCGACTTCATACGACTGATCCGGACTTAATTATGCCGGCGAAGATAAAAAGAGAAGTCAGCAATAACCGAATAGACGCCGTCCCTGCGGCCATTATGGCAGTCACTGCCTGGTGGACACGAGGTCGCGAGGTCGACAGCGTCTATAACCAACAGGACCTGCTAATCATCTAAGGACACGCCTTGCTCGGCAAAATCGTGAAAAGCGCTGTGCTGCACCGGTATTCAGTGTTTTTGCGCGGTAACGAGGGCGCTTTCAGTGGCATTTTGACCCAGTTCGACGCCAAGATGTACGTCTTTGAACAATGCCAGTCGGTCCCAACCAAAGAGGGTGAGACCGTGATTCCGTTCAAGGGTCGCATCCTTATCGAGCGCGAGCACGTCAATTACCTCGTCGAGGCGCCGTGATCCTCGAGAACGGGCTCGGGCAGCCCGTCGCGCCTCAGGCATTTGCTGAAACAGCGCCGCTGTTCTTCAATGGCTACTTCGTCCCGCACCAGGGCTTGCAGCTCGAGGCATCGTTTCAGACGTACGCGCAGCTGTACCTACGCCAGCCATGGGTTGCCACGGTGGTCGACAGCATCGCCAAGGCTGTTTCGCGGCTCAAGATGCGAGTGTGGGACACCAGCCCCGCCACCGGCAACATTCTCATTCCGGCTCAGGGCGAAGGTACTTCAAAGTACGCGAAGCTGATGGCCAAGCCGTGCCCCAATGTGGCACCGCAGAAGTTTCGGCTGTGGCTGTCGTCGACGTTCGAGATTTACGGCGAGGCGTACCTCATCAAAATCAAAGACGGTGAGGACGTCCTCCGTAATACGGTGGTCGACGGCAAGCGGGCGCGCGTCGCGACCAACACCGGCAAGACGCGCGGCTTTATCCCGATGCATCCGTCTTTGACGCAGATCTTCCGCGACCAGTACGGCGACCTGACTTACCGGTTCATGGGACAGCCAAACGAGCTGATGACCGAGGACATGGTTGTCCCGTTCACCTCGTACAACCCGGAAACCATGATGCGCGGCATCTCTCGGCTCGAGGCGCTGCGGTCGACGCTACTTAACGAGGACGCGTCGCGGCGCGCTACGGCTGCCTGGTGGAAAAACAACGGGCGCCCTTCGGCTGTCATGCATGTCGACGGCAAGCTGAATCCCACTGCTAAGCAGGCCCTGCGCGAGCAGCTGGAAATGATGTACCAGGGCGCGGAGAACGCCGGCAAGATCGCCGTGATGGAAAACGGCTCCAAGCTCGAACAGTGGCAGTTGTCGAGCGAGGAAATGCAGTACATCGACAGCCGCAAGCTGAATCGCGAGGAAGTCTGCGCGCGCTACGACATCAGCCCGACGGCCGTGCACATCCTCGACCACGCAACGTTTTCCAACGTCACCGAAAACCTGCGCAGCGTTTACCGCGACAGCATCTGCCCGCGGCTGGAATTCTTCGAGTCAATCTTCGACTTCTACGTCGGTTCGGAATTCAACGGCCAACAGGAGATGCGGTTCGACACGCGCCAGGTTCTGCGAGGTGACTTCGTGCAGCGCGCCCAGGCTCATACGATGCTGATCAACGCCGGCATCGAAACATCCGACGAGGCCCGCCCGGAGTTCGACCTTGGGGCCTCTGGCGACCCGGCTGCAAGCAAGCTGATGCACCAGCAGCAACTGGTTCCGCTGGACACTCCGCCCGCGCGTGCCGCGCTGGGGCCGGGACAGTCGGAGAGCCAGTCCGACGGCCCGCAGACGTCTACCACCCCGAGCGGCGGCGGTTCTGGTCCTGCGTCCATCTCAGCCCGAAAGTACCTGCGCGACCTCGCCGGCCGCGTCGGCAGCGGCCAGTCACTCGAGCAAGCGGCGCGTGTGCTACTCGCGGCCAACCCGGCCGACCAGACCGAGATCGCCCGCGCTTACCACCAGATGTTAGAGAGGACCGCCTAAATGGACGTGGTCACCAAAGCTACGGCGACCGTTACGCCGGTTGAGGATTCCAAGTCAAAGCACGGTGAGTTCGACGTGATTCTTTCTACGTCGGCGCTGGATCGCGACGGCGACGAGTTGCACGCCGACGAGTGGAAAACCCCACTTCCGGACAAGATCAGCTTCGACAGTGACCACGGGATGAGTGTGGCTACCTGCGTCGGTAGTGGTAAGCCGTTTATCAATGACAGCGGTCAACTGCAGGTTCGCGGCACCTTCGCGTCGACCCCGCACGGCCAGGCCGTTCGCACCCTGGTCAACGAAGGCCACATCGACAGCGTCTCGGTGGCTTTCATGGATCACCAGAAGTCGAAGAAATCCAGCAGCCCGTTACGTGAGCTGCTTAACGGCGCGTTCGTCGCGGTGCCGGCCAACCCGCAGGCTCGGGTGCTGTCGTCAAAGGCTGTCAAGGCCGAGGATAACAAAGCGGAATCGAAAGACGCCCCGAACTACCGCGCCAACGAAATGGACGCGGTATCCGACATGTTCGAGAACGACCCGCTCGACGGCGGTGAGCAGCCGCAGCGCAAGGAGTACTGGCAGGGCGTGCACGACGTCGCCGTCAAACTCGGCGGTCTGGGTTGCGCCTCCTACGCCGACCCGCAGACCGCGCTCGGCGTGCTGCAGTCGTCCAACCGCAGCGTTGCCAACGCTGAAACCAAATCTTCGCCAACCGAAACGACCGAAGAGTCGACCGCCGCCGCAGAAGCGACCGCCGCCGATGAATCCGCCGATGACGTGGCGCGGGCGAAAGCCCTTCTCATCGCGCTAGATCTCGATCTCGACGACTAACGCGATAACTCAACGCACGAACTTTTAGGAGTAGCTGTGAATGCAGACGCGATGCGTAAGCGCATCAAAGAAATTCAGGCAGAGGTGGAACAAAGAACCGCCGATGTCGAAGCAGACAAGATCACCAAGGCCGACTATCGCGAGTTCGTCTCCAAGGCGGTCGCCGAGGGAGCCGATCTCAAGGCAGACCTGAAGGCGTATCAAGACGCCAAGGGGTTCTCCGGCACTGAGGTTGCGCCGGTCGACCCGCAGACCAAGGCGCTCGTCGACCAGCGGATGACCTCAGCGAAGGCCATCGCCGACGAGTATGCCCAGATGAAGGCGCACGCCTCGGCAAAGCGGCCGGGCGGTAACTTCTCGTTCGAGCTGGGTCTGAAGACCCAGGGTGAAGCAAACCTGATGGGTGAGAACTCATTCGGCACCACTGCCGGCGTGGCGCTCACCGGTGGCCAGTACTTCCTGCCCGGCACCGCCGGCCCGGACGTGCTCCCGTCATTTATTCCAGGGATTTTGGAACTTCGCTGGTATGACAACATCGTCGCCAGCCTGTTCCCGACATTCCCGACGGACAGCCCGGTTGTCTCCTATGTCCGGGAGACGAACTGGATCAACGCCGCCGCGTCCACCGCTGAAGGCCAGACGTTCCCCACGTCGACCAACCAGATCACTCGTTACACCGCGCAGCTTGGCAAGGTCGCCAACATCGCGCGCGTGACCGACGAGGCGATTCAGGACGCGCCGTACTTCTGGGCTTTGGTGCAGAAGCGGACCGCCCAGGGCGTGGCACGCGCGGAAGAGGTTCAGATCCTCGCTGGCAACGGCTATCCCGGTGTGGAAGGGCTGCTCGGCCTTTCGACCGCCTTCACCTTGCCCCAGACCGTGGCCCCGGCCACCAACCTGGTTGTGCCGTCCACTGGTACACCCGGCGAGGGTGCGACATCGGCGACGATCAGCTCGGTCACTCCCGGCCGCGCAATCGTCGGTGCGGGCGGCCAGGCTGTGTCTGGTTCGCAGATCGCGATCGGTATCTTCGCGATGCTGACCGACATCCGCGTGACGCACTTCTTCGAGCCGACCGCGATTGTGATGAACCCGTATGACTGGTTCACGCTGCGCACCTGGCAGGACGACAACGGCCAGTTCATGGCAGGTTCGCCGTGGAACACCAACTACGGCCAGCGAAACGCCGAAGTCCCCATCGACGTCCAGGCCGTTGACCCGCAGTTGGATCTGTGGGGCATGCGGGTAGCCGTTACCCCGGCGATCCCGATGGGCTACATCCTGGTTGGTGACTTCACCAACGGTGGACAGTTGCTCCGTAAGGGCGGCCTGCGAGTCGAGCTGGTGAACACCAACGGGTTTGACTTCGAGCAGGGCATGTGGACGATGCGGGCCTACTCCCGTATCGGTCTGGCTGTCGAGCGGCCTGAGCTGTTCGAGCTGGCCCAGCTGAACCCGCTGTAATCGGTAACTGAATAGCTACGGTGGGGCGCCTCGAAACATGGGGCGCCTCACCGTCAGTCAACAACTCCAACGA